ACTAGCAACCATAACACGACGCTGTGTTTCAACTAACTCTTGTGTGTCAATACGTAAGCCGCGCTGATTGCCAATCAAGAAGTTACCAGGTGCAAAACAAATGGCACCAACTGTACCAGCAGCCTCGGCTTCAAACTCGCCACTTACTAACACTGGCGAATTACCGATACTACCAATTTGACCAGTTAACAATGTGGCTTGTGTACCAACTTTTTCCATTGTTTGGAAGTTGGTATCCTCAAGCAAATCGTAGTATACTTTTGTGCTTACAATAAAAATAACTTCGCTAGGATCAAGACCCCAAACACCAAGTTTTTGACGTGCAGCGCGTAAGTTAGTAGCAGTAACTGCTGTGGTGGATGTGGCAATAGCTATGTTATTGGTGGTGATTGCAGCACCACTTGTAAAGTTGGTTGTAGCACAAACAGTTAAACCACGAACGGGATCACTGCCGGTACCAGCACCGCGAAGCACGGCGCGATCAACAGCACGAGCAATACGACGAACCATACCATCACGAACAACAGGCATAATTGCTAAAATAGCATCTTCTTCTTCTTCGTATGCTAAGTACTCGTTGGTAGCAACTTTATAAGCATTTAAAGTGATTTCTTTGAGCTGATGTGTTAGTGTGTTACCAGCACTTGCGCCAGCTGCACCAAGACTTCCGGGAACAGCACCAAAGTTGGCATTGGTAACCCATGTGGCCACACCTGCCTCAGGGTTAACGGGGATACTCATTACATTGGTTTGCATTTGAATGTTACGAATATTAGGAGCAACTACTAAACGCTGCCTAACTTCGGCTTCCATTTGCAAGGAAACTTCTAATTCCCAAATGTTTGCGGCATTGTTAGCCTGACTACCACCAGTTGTAGTAGGAGTAGCTGGAACGTGAGCACCATACTTTTGAACCATGTCGCGGCCAAAACGTGTGTCTTCAATAGCTTTGTTGCTCATGCGAGCTAAAAGAACAGCTTTTTCTTTGTCGGCATAGCTAATATCGCCAGCAGTGCGACTATCAGTAAAAGTCATTTTGGACTTTTGAACGGCCTCGAGTTCAGCGGCTTTTTCTTTTAAAACACTCTCCAAGCCAGCAATAGCACTACGGCTCTGCTCAGCTTGCTCAGCAAAACGCTTTTCAACTTCGGCTAACAAGCGCTCAGCACCTGTGGAACCGGTCTCAACTGTGGCAGCCACAGCAGCCTTGATCTTGGCTTCTAATTCAGCTTCTTGAGCTGCTTTTTCAGCCTTTTCTTTTTGAGCCTTTTCTTGCTGGGCTAAAACTGCGCGAGTTGCGTCTTCGGCAGCCTGACGAGCTGTGTCGGCCAATACTTGTTTGATTTCTTCTGGACTCATGTTCCACTCCTTAATGATTGTTGTGCTTTCTGCTTCCACGGAGGATTCTAGCCCTTTAGCTGATTCGCTTTTGGGTGCAAATTGCATCTTAAAAGATTCATATTCACCGCTATCGGTGAAAGATTTTGATAAACTAAACAGTGTGTTTTGATTAGCAGGCACACTTACAACAGAGATTTCATGCAATTCTAATTCTTTAACAGTGAAAATGTCTTTTGTTTGATCATATTCAGCATCAACAATCTTGAAACCAATGCTGAATGCAGTTAAAATTTCATCTCTTACAAGATTAAAAATATCGGTTGCAGCGTTTGAAATACGAGCTTTGATCCACAAACCTTTTTCATCTATACGGTGCTCCACCATGCGACCCACAGGCTTGCTGTGATCGTGGTAAGCTAAAATGATTGGGTTTTTAAGGTAGTTAGACATGCCTGACCGCCAAGCGGTACTAGCAACCACATCACCTTGACGGTCAACATCAGTTGTACTGGCATAACCAGTTACTACAATAACTGAATTTGTTGGACTGTTTTGATCAGGCTCGGCTTTAACAACGCTGCTGTGTAGGTACAACAGTTTGTTTTTATCCACCTTTTTCTCCTTTAGGTACTCTGTGTATCGGCATCGGAGGGTCTGCCACCCACACTTGGGTTTGTTGCTGAACCAGCAATGTTGGCTGGTACACGTAATTGGTCGTTGCCGGTGATTGTATCAAACCTGAGCTCTTTGCGAGCTTCGTTTGGCGTGATAATGCCGCCGTTTACTAGTGTTGTGTGGTAGCCTGCGATGTCTTTGAGTTCGGGCTGTAAGGCACTTACAGTGCTAGTAATCGCCTCAACATCATAACCAAAAAATCGTTCTAACCCACTTACATACTTGCGAACAATTGGTAGTACAGTTTCCAAGTAAAACAACCGCAAGTTAGGACTAATGTTGGCATTGTTGCCACCTGCTAACAATATGGGTGGCACGCCTAAACTTTGTAATACCTTTTCTGCATGAGTTTTCATGGAGGTGTCAAAATCCATGTCGCGAAAGTTGGTTTGTGCAACGGGATAAGGCTTTAATCCACTATCCAAAATAACTGGTCTGCGACCACCTTGTTTGGGATTGTATCGTTGAATCCAGTGTTGAATTGTTTTTTCTTTTGCAACTTGGCTTAACGTGTTGTCAGTGGTAAACACTGTGCCAAACATAGCTCCGTTGTTGAAAAAGTTTTCTTGGAGCTCTTGCATTGCGGTTAACACACGAATCGATCCAACACAACTGGTTAACCGACTTTGACCGCGATAAATTGAACGATTGCTTAAGTCTTTAAACGTAAAAATTTCATTGGGTTTAAAGTCTAAAAACCCTGAATACTTGTAACCAGCCACAAATGTTTTTTCATCACTAATGATCTGCATTTTTACAGCTGGTAAGTGATACAAAAACGCACCATCAAAGTAAATAAAAGCATTGCCTTCTAACAAAAAATCTGTAAAAATGTTTTGACGAAAGTCTTGTGCACTTTGATAAGGGTTGGGACGAAAGTTTAACAAGTTGTCCAACTGCTTTTTACGCATGCCGGGATAAACCGAATCGCTCAACCCATTCTTCACATCATAGTCTAAGCTGCTGCAAGCATCCACAATCATTGTAACGCCACGATTAACGCATTCTATGGTTTCAAATGCTGTTAAGTAGTTTTGTTGCACACCAATTGTAGAAATATTGGTGCCTTGTTCCCAATGAATTTGTGGCTGTGCGGGATTTAACTTTTCACGAAAGTAGTTCACCACATTTGAATACATGCCCATATGGCGATTCCTTAAATAAATCGTGTGAAAAATCCACTTGAACTAGCAATGGTAGCAACACCGGGATTTTCGTGTTTTGACTTTTGACGTTCTAACCAAACGGTCTGCTTTGGCGCGCTTGCGTTCGTAGGGCTTTTGCCATACACACCGTGCAGTTGCACGTGGTGGCGATTGCAAAGTGTGTAGACTTGTTCGTATAATTCGCTGTAGTGGTGTTTGATAAACTCATCACGTACCGCACAGATTGCCTCGTCCGTGCTGATATCGTATCCGCAACTAGCAGCCCAAGTTTCTAATAGTCGGGTAATTGAGTGTGTATGGTGCAGTTCTAATTCTTGGTCAGTACCACACACGTAACATGTACCTTGTTTTTCGTATGCGCGTTTGGCCCTGTCACGAACCCACTTAACAGCAATACGCTTGTTTGTGTTTATTGCCATTTTTAGACATTTATTTTTATGTTAGGTTATTATAACACAACACCAAAAACCCGTCAACGCAAATTTTTAAACTGCCCGAACACACTTGATTTTTGGCTCACGCCGTGATATAATATTTTTTACAAAGTAAAAGAGTAGAGTGCGTAACGAACGGCGTCTGCGATGTGGCTGTATTTATCGTGTACAGGTTTTTCTGTGTTTAGGTTGGCTTTTGTGTCCCAACGGTACTGGTCCAGCATGGCTAGAGTTTTCGCACAATGTGGTGCAACTCGTAGTCGATTGGTTTCAACCAAGTTTTGCACGTAAGCAATACCGGCTAAAACATCTTTGCGAGCACGAATAGTTGCCACATCGTATACATTGGCCAAGTCTGACGCAAACTGTGCGGCCGCACTGTCAATAAACACTGAATCCACATTCCAACGGTTTATTAAAATCTTAAATTGTTCAGCATGTGCTTCGGTTGTAACGCCCGACTGTTCGTATTCGTCTACAACCCAAAACACATCTAATTCGGGGTGGTAGGACAATACAACAAACGCGGTAGGATCGCGGTAACCGGGATCGCAACCTGCAAAAAACTCGCAATGATCACCAACTACAAACTCTTGAACGTTGGTTTGATCAAAGGTATAAATCTGACCCTCAAACTCTGTGAATGATGCCATGTATTCTTGTTGAAATTCCGCACGACTCATCGACCGTTCGGCTTCTTTCACGTCTGATGCACTCATGCGTACATTTTCAGTCCAATCGGCTTGCAAACTACACCATTCTGGGAAGCTGTCATCAAAACCACGATTGTAAAACTGACTAAACCAGTTATTGCGACCACGAGGAGTGGATATAAACACAGCCTTGCTATTCGGCTTGTCCAAGGTGGGTCTGAGTGCAACGTTAAAAGCTGCTTCGCCGCCCGACGCTAGAGCAGCTTCGTCAAAAATGATTAAATCGTACGATCTGCCAACACAACTGTCCACAGTGGTCACAGAGCCCATGCGGATGGTGCTTCCATTTGATAGCTCAATTAATTTGTCTTTTAGGTTGTCGCGGCTCACTTCCAAATCAAAGTGTTTGATTAAACGGCGCTGGAGTTCAAAACTAATTGAACTTAAATTGTAATTGGGTGAAATGATTAATACGTTTGACTGTGGAATTAGACTTACCAGCTGACCTACCACGTTGGCTATGTATGTTTTGCCTAAGCGTCTGGCTAGGGCAGCGCAAATAAAGCGGTAGTGGGGACTGTTGACGGCATTGATTAGGGCACACTGCGGACGGTTTAAGGTTTCGTAAATGCCTAAAAGTTTTAAGTAGTTGGATATTGGAAGTTTGATAAAACGGGCATCACTGGGGTAGGCGGTTAAGGTTTCACCAGTGATGTCGGATCGGCTAATTTGCAGCGTCACGGTTGGACTCCAACAATTTGCCGATTAATTGTGCATACTTTGAACCGTCGCCGATTGGAACGCCTTCATTGATTTGCACGTTTACTTGATTTTTTACTTGTAGTTCAGTTTGTTTGGCCTGTAATTTCTGCAGTTCAATTTGGCGGTCTAAGTACTCCATGGACATTTTGTGACTTAACGCTAATAGATCGGCTATGTCTTTGGTGGACCCCGTACCCGACTCTTCCAATTCCTGAAACTTTTGTTTGATCACCTGATCCATGGCCGATCGCATGGTACTCCGATTGTTAAACCCGGTTTCCATCCAAACGTGGTCTATGTAGCGCTTTACCTCGGATCGGTCTAACAGTTCCACAACCTGTTCTGTGGAGATTTGTAACGCGTCCGCAACTTCACGAGTGGATCCGGTTTGTAGGTAACAGTTTGCAACTTCTAGGGCTTCAGGACTGATTTTTAACACCTCAGCTGGTGATTGTGTTGGTAACATAAATAAAATACTCCTGTTTTCATGAGTATAACATGTTGGTGCAGTTTGGTCAACGCAAAAATTTTCGTGGGGGTTTGTGGGGTTGACTAGGAGTTTGGCACCTTGGGGGTTTTGGGTTTTTGGTGTATGATTTACGTGTGGGTGGGCGGCAGCGATATACCATACACCCATGTCTGGTATCCCCCCTGGTAGTGTAACAAATTCTACCAAAAAATCCTACTAATTTTTTTTCATATGCTTATGACTTTATGTTGCTTTGAAAACCTGGCACTAACCGTTAGAATATATTCATGTTGATGAGGAATCAGATGAAAACGAATTTTCAGTTATTTACTGTTTATTATCGCACTGCCGATAATAAATCGGGCGCTTTTCAGTTTTACGCGAAAAGCTTGCAACATGCAATCAATACTGTAAAACGTGAAAATCGTTTTATGAACATTGTAGAATGCTGGGCCTAATATGGTTAAGCTAATAATCCATTCAATCATCGGAGCCGCACTGATCGGCGGCCCGATTTTTTACTACCTTATCTTCATGATGAAGCCATGACTGAAATCGAAATGATTGTTGCATCTGTTGTTGTAATCGTGATCTTTGCCGTTAAACTCTGGCTTATTTCAAAATTCTAGGAACACACCATGAATCACCAATCAATCGCACAATGGATCGTTGACAATCCCGGTTCCGTTTTTGTGTTAGCAGAAGCAATTGCCGTGCTGGACTACAAAACCGCACGAGCGCTGGGCTGGGATTGTGAACAGATGGCAGACCGTCACGACCCTGAAAATTGTGATGATTCAATGGACGGCGATGATGCCAGCGCACTGGCATCTGCTGGATGGGGCACTGACGAAGACTACGGCTGCACTTACAACGATTGACACAAACCTTTTGCAATTGTTTGTGCATACAATCGATCTTCGTGCTATAGTAGAACCTCATTAACAGGAGCGCACGACATGGAAACCTTTGACGATATCTCTTGCGAAGAATACAATCAGGCTTTCGGCATGGATGCTGAAGTGTTTGCCGAATGGGTTCAGGCTTGGGAAGCTGACGTGACGGACGATATCAATGCTGAACTGCGTGAGATTGGAGAAAATAATGCTTGATGACCTGAAGGTTCTGTGCCGGTCTCACGACTGGGGTTACGAGTATTCGGACTGCTATTTGACATGGAATCGTGGTAGCGTCCAACGTGCTCAGATCCGTGACCTTATCAAAGCACTAACTGTGCTGGGCTTGGGTGATGAGGCTCGATCAATCTACGATTCAAAGGGGCTATAATGTACGGGTTTTTTGCTCAATTTGGGATGAAGAATGGTTCGCTGATTCAAACCTCAATCAACATTGGTGCACTGAAGCGTGGTGAT